AATTCCTGCATCAATTCAGGTAGCCCACCAACTGAGGAGGCACTTTTTTCATATTGTTCTTTAGCATCTATCAACATTGTGTGGATAGTATGTTTACTTAAATCTAAAATCTGCATTCTCTTTTTTACAACGTCCTCTTGTCCAGATGCGACTAAATTTTGAAGATTCTCAATTTTTAGAACTGATTGAATAAAATCATCAATTATACTGGAGGTAGCAAAATAAGTCTGTTCTAATTGTCCTAAGGCTTTAAAACCTTTTTGATAAATAGAATCATTCCACCAATTATTTTGAGAACGTACTCTGTCATCTGTTAAGGGCCCATCAAATCTTAATACTCGGCTTTCGTGTACTCTGAATTGAACAATGGGGACTGGCTCTAATGGGGTGATACGATAATATTTAGGTTGTCCAAATTTGGGGTCTGTTGGTTCTTCATAGAGATCCGAACCAGATTGCCAAGTAGCTCTCCAACGGTCATAAACTTTTAAACCTTTGATTGATTTTATATTAGCCTCATTTAATGGTTGTTCCAAAGCATCTGGGCCTGTCGTACCATCATCGATAAGCATAACGACTATAGAGCCACCGAAAACATTTCCCCAAGTCAAACCACCCTTAAATATTTCTTGGGCATTTAGTACGTCTAAAAGGAATTTATTTATGTCCCCATCTGTATCGTTTGTGATGTCAAACCAATTTTTAATCATATCATCGACAGGACGATTTACAATTTTAGCCCCAAAATCAGTTCTGTATAAATTTCTATTCTCTTCCTCGGTTAATAAAAGGCTTCTTTGAAGGGTATTATCAACACTACGGTCTATCCCTTGAGTACCCCAACCAGTGAGCATATTGGCCCAACCATCTAATTTTTCCGCAATTCTAGCTTTTATCGTTGCATCGTTTTTTTCAGAATTTGATTTGGCCATTATTTTTTCCCTTTTAAAAGCTTATTAAAATTAAGTATAGAATAATTATGACTATGATCATAATAATCATAATTTTTACATCGTGGTTAATAATCTAAGATCCAAAGTGTCTACCCCAAATTCTGTATGTAAAACATACCTTTGTTCGTCCATGCTGTTTGCTACAATTAACCCGCCATTAACAGAAAAATTATGTACATCATCAACGGTCATGCAATAAGTATCCGTTATTATACCTGTATCTGTGAAGCTTTCGACCTCATCCGTAAAGCCTTCGCTTTGCAATTTTGATGACAGTACTTGGAGCGATTTTTGTGAATTATAGTTGTTTCGTATTCTTTCCCACAAACGACACAATCTTTCTTTATTTTCTTTATATTTGCGTGGATCAGCTTCCCCTGCTTTGAATGCCATTTTTTCCCATCTTCTGATTGATGCCATTCTTTTGCTTTCAATATTGCTTTTTTCTGCATCCGCCTTATTTGTTGCAGTCTTTCGGGCGTAATATTTTCCGAATGAATTCCCAAATGTTCTTGTCGGGATAAGGCTATTAAGTTTGATAAATGGTTGTTTAATCTGTTCAAATCTTTGTGATGAATTTCGTAACCATCGGGTATTTTTCCGTACCAAGATCGATAAACAAAACGATGTAGCCTTTCTCGCTTTCCCCCAATTTTTTTTGATGATAGATAATAATTTGTTTTTACATCTAGGTTGAATTTTATACCGCTGTAAATGATTTGTGATTGAGACAACTTTTTCTCCTTGGTTCAAATGCTCTGCTAATTTCCACTTGTCCAAAGATAATATTTTATGATCACTAGTACAATAAAGAACTTTCCCGCTTTTTAATTTTAATTTAAAAACGCTCATTTTCTCCCTAGTTTTCCGAGCGTTATAAAATCGTTTTATGGTAGGTTTTTTTGTTGTTGTATCGTAGCAATGAACAAACCCTTCTTTACCTATAAGGTTTTTAATCATAACTTGACCTTCTGCGGTATCAACTAAAGTTTCCCCTACTAAACAATGGTCCCCTTCTTTTTTGGGTTTATCTTCGCCTTTCTTAGCGGCATTTGCATCCCAAATATAGCCATAATATTCTTTTATGCATGGTGCATTTGAAGGATGGTCTTCAATCATATATTGCCCAGTTTGAAGCATACGGGCCTGTGTGCGGATTCCATCTACAACTGAGTTATCAGCATCAACCACAAAATACCCTGCTCTCATGAGGGCTAATTTAAAACTGGCGGCACTTGGATCAACTATTACTTTATAGGGTTTTATTTCGTCTGGAGTATCTTTTCCTAAAAATTCCTCCATATCTTCTACGTACTCTGCATCTGTTTTTTGTCTGCCCTCTTTTCTCGAATCCCACCAATAACCACGCTTTCGCCAAATTTTTGGAGTTGTATTGGGGTTGACACCATAAAGACCGAAAGAAGTGGGATTGCCTGTTCCATAATCAACGCTGACAATATGATACCTAGCATCAGGCATATTTTTGCCAACGTGTAATTCTTCATCAAAGAAATCATAAATTGCTCCCTCTGCTACACACCATTCGCCTAATATAAACCTTTTATACCAAAGTCCTGTATATTCCTTTTTAATATCAATTATATATTCTTTTGGTAAATGAGTATTTCTTTCAATAGGCCAATTAAACACTCTACCATTAATTCTGTCTTTTAGGATATGGGTTTTAATTTTATCGATATAATCAACTTTTAGCCAGTGTTGGGGATTGTCTGGGTTGGTAGTTCCAATGAACTTAGAACCAGCTACAGAAAGTCTAGACATTAGCATCTTAAAGTAGGTTTCAGGCCATAGGGTTATTTCATCACCATAAGCACCTACAAAAGTACTTCCCCTAATTTTACCCTCGGAACGTTCATCATTAGCACCAAAACAAAATATTTCCCTACCCCACAACTGAATAACTCGATTATCCTTGGTATTCGTGTATTTTATATCAGAGCCTAGCATATCCTCCATAGGTCGAATAATATTCCTATAGAGGGCTGCAATAGTTTTCCCCGTCATAACTAAATCACCAGGTGGGGCGGTAGCGATATATTTTGTCCAAGCACAAATGGAGGAGATTGTTTTCCCCGATCTTACGGGCCCATCTAAAATATTTATTCTAGCATCACAATTCGCATAAACGTATTTCTGTTCATCGAAAAAATTTAGCAATCAGTATAAATCCTTGAACTAAGCTTATACTTATCCATCTCAGTTATAATAACAGCATTAGGGATATTTCTAAATTTAAGCATATCATTAATATATTTTTGATTAGCCCTTTCTTTACAACAATATTTGCATTTACAATTCATATTCCCCTTAATTTACAAGGTATCAAATCAGCCCTTTCATTGTTCGGCACTTCTGGATAATCATCATGGCAAACTAAAATAGTGAATCCCTGTATATCCAATAGATAACCACAATCGACTTGGTGGCATCCTTCAGGAAAATTGGTTACTATTTTCTTTCCTTGTAGGATTTCCAAAAACTCTGATTCTCTCAAAACAAAGGCTTTGAATTTTCTCTTTTGGTATAGCTCTTGGGGGGTCATATTCTTATACCTATGGCTCTTATTTTTTCAATATCACCCTCGGCTAAATTTAATTCAACAAGTGCTTGTGCCTTTTCAAAAAGAGTTTTTTTGGGTGGTTTTACTTCAGGCATTGGGATATCATTCTCAATATCTGGGAGTGGGAATTCAACCCTTGTCCCTCCAATTTGTGTTGTGGCACATTCTACCTTCTCAACTAATAAAGACCTGACTACTTCTTTAAAAGCATCTATCTCAGAACCACCTTTATGTTGTAAAGCATTAAAAGCTATGTAAGCCTCAGTTAATTTTTCATCTAGAATCATATTATACCTTTATTTTTTATTGATGTAGCCATTTCTTCACTTAATCCAAACCCTACAAAATCCATTGGGTCAATCTCTGCTTCTTCTATGTAACTAGGTAAAGTCTCAGGAATATTATCACAATTCCAGAATATCCAACAATCTGCAATACTCTGAGGTGTTGCGTGTTGATACGTGATTCCTAAATCCTTCATTGTTTTTTGAGGGTGTGCATGTTTTCCTGCTTCATAAGCCCCTCTCATATCAAATCTTAAATGCTTCATTTTCTACTCCTTAATCTGGTGTGATTGATCGAAGGCAGGATCTCATTGTTCGGGCGACCTCTTCCTGTGTGAGCTTGATTTTTACATCTTCAGATAAATATCGGCCCATCACTCTGTATAATTCTCGCCTTAGGTAACTAATCCTGTCCTGCCTTTCTGCTTGGTGTGTGTACTCTTCTTTAGTTATCATCTTCTAATTCTGGGGGATTCTTAGGCACATAAGAAATTTTCACCTCTTCAATCCTTATCTCATTTTTCTTATTGAAGATTTTCTTATTGGTAATGTTTACCATATTCAAAGGTTTAAATTTAACCCTATCAAATCTCTGTTCTTTAATCATTTTCCAGTATTATTCGATAAAAATAATTTATGAATTATATTTTGAAATAACCCCATTGCCTCTGTCTTATCCTTGGTTTTAATTGCTCTTGCAACTACTCCAACTATATTAATCGTTCCACTGATTATAAGCCCTAATTGTTCTAGTGTTAAATCCATTATCATCCTTTAGTTGAATATTCATATTTTCTATATACCTAATATATTCAAATCGAAGTCTTCGCACTCCTCATTTTTTGTTTTATATCCAACGCATAATCCATCCACTTCATTTTCATCTCTAAATTTAGCACATTCTTCCATGGTTTCAAAGCTACAGGTGCTTTTATTTGTCTCAGCCATACAAACCCTGTTTATTTTGATTACTTCCTTGCAATCATAGTGGATTTTTTCTTCACAGCCTATTAGGGCCAATAATAATAAATACTTTTTCATTTCTTCCTTTTAATAAATAAATATAAAATACTGTAAAATTATAATTAGCGATGGGATACCTATATAAGCACACAACGCTACAAATAAAAATTGACTATTACTCATTTTCTAATCCTTTGGCCAATACTTAAACCCACTTTTAACGAAGGTCAAAAGCTTTAAAATCCAGTGGTCTATTTTATCATTAATCCATTTGATCAATACGTCCAACCGCCTGTTGATTTGTTGTAGATTATGTAGTAGGGGCAATCTCCCTTTACACTAATCTGCTTCTTTATAGTAAAAGCTTTGTAAAAACACACCGTCCAAGAGCCCATAGTAGAATAGAAATCTCTACGGTATAACCTAATATTATCCTCTTGGGGAAGTACTGTTGTTGTCATTAATAAAACCATTACCATAAACTTTTTCATTGTTTTCCTTTAATTAAAATTCATTTAGACTATAGTCATTTAGAGAGGTAAAGTCCAAATTAATTAAAGGTTTTTTTATCTAAACATCCTCGGTAGAATGTGTCTTTTCAATACTATTCATTTGCTTTAAAACAAAACATCTCAATACCAGCCTTTAATACATACCATCTTTCGTCCAACTTCTCAATTTTACAAGCTTGGCATTCATGTTGAATCCAATTGGTAGCTGTTAATGTTCCATGGCCCTTTTCACAACTTTTAAATAGGATAGTGCAATCTTTCATACCCTCTGGTAATTGTGCTTCCAACCCCTTAACCTTTGCTTCGAGTTCTTGGATTTTGTTTTTATGCTTTTTATTTCTTGATACTAAAAATCTATTTCTATTTTCTACTATTTCAATCCAGTGCTCATGCTCGCACAACTTGCACTCTGTTACTGTAGAATTAGTGTGTTTACACATTTACTCACCCTCCACAGGTTCCCAAATAATGGTTACTCTGAATTTACCTGAATAGACATTATCTTCTTTTGGTAGCTCTCTTGTGATAGGGTTGAGCTTATTACAGAAGGCATTGGGTATATCTTCTGATAATCCATATAAACCCTCACCCTCAAATGTTTCATCGAAAATTAATTTGTTTTTCATTTATTCCTCGTCGTTACCCAAAATTTAACAAAAGTCTTTTTAACACCATCAGGTTTTCCATTTTAACTTTCCTATTTTAAAAAATTAGTGTCCCTGTGGACTTTAACCACTCCAAGGCTAAGACTAGGCCTTATCTCCACTTCATCAGATTGCAGTCCGAATCCGCATCATCAATTTCTTCCGAGTTATTGATTGTTAGTTAG